TTTTTTCTCCTTTATTATTAGTTTTCTATCTCATAAGTTTGTAGTGTACCAGTATAACAGTATCCACCATATAACCATTTACTTCTAGGAACTGAATCAAAAAATGTAGATTGCCAACGCTTGGGAATGTATGAACTATAGTTATCATCTCTGACTTTGTACAAGCTCATGTAGTTCCCTTTGGCTTTACATTGTAAGTAGTCTATTCCGTTCGGTTTAGGGTTGTATATGATAGTATTATTCCAATTCACATTATCAGGTATTTGTTTAATGTCCTGATAGTATTTGATTGTAGGGTTGACAATTTGTGCAAAGTTCTCGACTTCTGCTTTACATTCAAACTCTTGTGTAACTGGATTAAAACCTCTTGTTTCAAACCCTTTATGTATATTGACCTTAAATGCTGAACAAAAAGCATACTCTTCACTGTAATAAAAACCAAAATTTGCTGACACTTCGCGCATTCCTTGTCTACCCTCGTAGAAAGTCCAATCATAATATTCCTCATCATGTAATCTGAAATCAGTCCCCAATAGTTCAGAACCATCAAACATCATAATATTTTTCACTTTCCAAGAACTATCTTTTTTAGCTCTCCAGCGTATGCTTCGTTTACTCAAGTCAGTTATAGAGTTTTTGCAAGTGAATACGATTGTACATCTATGCCATGAAGTATCTTCTGAATCAATGAAACTATTCCAACTAACGAAACCGTCAGGACTTGATGGATGCAAAGAACCATTGACATAAAACGGTTTACTTGTGTCTATAAAAGTCCAGTCACTTGCTCCGGCTCCTATGAAGCTTTGTATATCTCCTTTTATATAAGGAGTTGTTCGCTTCATATCCCATTGTAAAGTGTAAGTTTTGCCTGCTTGTAAGAAAGACAGTTGATTGCCAATAATGTAATCTTCTTCGTTTTTATTACTAGGACAGTTAAAACCATAGTACCCGCTTTCATAAGTACCATAATCAAAAATATCTCCGCTACCGCCAAAAGTTTGCCATACCGTTCCTCCTGATTTTGTGAAGTAATCTTTAGTCCACAAATCCCTACCCTGATTAAAAGGGTCAACAAATACCCAACCACCTTTGAGCAAGTTTTTGTATCCTCCACGTTTCATTGTAGGGACTTGCATAGTTTCTTTGAACATTTCCCAGTAATCACCTTTAGGTATATTAAACTCGATTTCCCTACGTCCTAAGCCTATAAGATCTAGCGGGTTATTTATATGTACCGTTTTACCGTTTATTGTACTATCCATTGTGTAACCCTCTCATTCCGTAACCGTCAATTATAAAATCTTGACCGCTGTATTCTAATTGTGTTGTTCCGTCTGTCCAACCTGTAATATTATTATTAATTTCGCAACTCATTAACACCCCTGCTTGAACCATTGTAATTTGTTTAGCTTGAGGACTTACACGCATACCTGTTTTAGTTATAGCCCATTTTTGAACCTTTTTTGAACCTTTTAGCATGTAAACATTACTCAATACTTTAACTCTATATATTTTCATGTCTACGTCTATATATCCCTCAGCGTATATCTCTCCGTTTTTATAACTTTGCAAAGGGTCAGCATAAAATATTACACAAAAGTCCATTTCTTCGTCATAATATAGTCCCATATAAACAGTTTTATTACTAAAGAAATCAATATACTGTTTTTTGCTCAATGCTACCTGTATATTACTCTTGCTAAAATTAATCAACTCGATAGGGTTGTGAATTAACAAATCTTCAAAATTTAACCATGAAATCATTTATAAACTCTTTCTATTGTACATAAACCAGTCATAAAATCAACCGAACGAACCCCACATTCCCCATAGGTTAAGTTGCTTACGTTCGCCTTTTGTCCCCACCAAAATAGCTTGGTATTGTAAGCAGTTGTGTACATTTGAGGGTTAAACTTAACTTCGTTATACTTGATTACTGGGAACAGTTGTTCCACTCCTAGCGTTATCGGTCTAGCGTTTGCAGGAAAATCAACGTAATTCTTATCTGTCATGATAACATTACCTTTCAATTCTCCGTTTTTTGGTATAATACCCCAAGCTCTAGCGAATCCCGTGGCACTTCCTGGTATCTTGAACTCTCCACTTTTGCTCCACGTTCCGTTGGTTTGTTGTTGAAATAACCATGCTTTTTTAGTGTTATAGTTAGCAAAAAGAATTTGTGTTGGTACTGGTCTAGTTATTGAATTTTCGTATTCTCTAAACCAATCTTCTGTACTTCGCTCTGTTCTTAATACACCAGCAGCCCAAATACTTGTTGCACTAGAAACCCCTTTGAGTTTTTTAGTGTCCGTTTCATTTAGTTTTGGTTTATAAGGTGCTAAAACAACACCAGTAGGAAAAGACACGCTTCCAGTCCATTCATTCATAGAACTATAATTTGTTTTTTCACTAACCCTACAATTCTCGATGTTATAACTTGCGCGCATTTCATTCGCGTAACTATCAAAGTTCCAATCAGCCCAATAAGAACCCATGTTGTAACCTGTGTTAACCATTGCTGAACGAAGTAGTTCATCTACTCTGTAACGTTTATCAGCTTGTTGGTAATAATACCCCTCTATGATGTTACTTGCCATTTCTCCGAAAGTAACATCAATTGCAGTATTTGCATCAGTAACGTATAACGGTTCTTGGTTATCTACCCATCCCTTTGTATCGCTGTCAAAAGTTTGACGTTTATCTGTGAACTGTTCAGGATAAATGACGCTACCAGTCAAATCAAATATACCCTTATTTCCGTTCAAAACATGAAATTTGATCGTTCTACCTGCTTCGGTGTCATAAGTATCTGAATCAATTCCAATCAATACACGTTGATTAAGGGGGCGACTATAGCACCAAACGGATTCTTGTTTGCAAATTCCTCTTTCATTTAAGTAAAAGAGTTCTTTATCAGTTTTAGAACCTATCCAAATATAAACTTTATAATCAACGCTTTGTGGTGGTGTACCCTCATAAGTCCCTGTGAATGGTGGTGTTCCGTCATCTGTGTTAGTTTTTCGATTGCCATTAAATTCATCTCTATCCTCAACAAACGGAGTGACCTCTCCACCTTGTTCAATTTTAGGCAAATACACTTCAAATTGTACAAAATCGCTTGTCTGTGCAACTTCAAAGGCTATACCAAACTTTTCAACCGTTTCTGTACTAGGTAGCGTGTAAATTTCTTTTACATCTAAGTATTGATTAGGTTGAACTTTGAATAGTCCTACAAGCTCATTTTTGGTACCGTATATCAATTTTAACCGTACCTCTAGTACATTTATACCTGGATTGTATAAAGTACCTGACAAGCCGTATTTTTGTCCTTTCGTGAGGTTAGGTGTTACAAAGTTAGGATATAAACTAGGACGCTGTTTTCTTTCATAATCTGTACAAAAAGCAATGCCACTTGTTTTATTCTCTCCTTGTGGTTTAGTGATGACAGAACCATAACTAAAAGGTCTATTCCAGTCGTCAGGACATTTTTTTCTTTGCCAACGCTTGCTTGTTTCTGAACCTGTCGTTCCGTCTAACAAATAGATGTGTTGTGGCAAAAATTGAATTGTTTCGATACTCTTCAAAGAACAACGTTGTACAATGTTCCAATTAGGTTTTTTGATTGTGAAATCTCTACCCGTGTTAGGATTCCAGCAATACGCTTTAAAAATAGTCATTCTATTGCTAAGCCCTCCACTAAGTCTACTAGTTCTTTTTCTGTGCTTACTTCGTCCACTTTTTGTTGTTTAAGTTTCACATTTGCATCAATATAAACCCCCTCGATTTCCATTAGTTTTAACAATGCTGAACGGTCTGGTAGTTTATTGACTTCTGTAACTGTTCGCCCTGTTTCTGTCTTCCGTCCGTTCGCGTTGTTTTTGTATTGAATGACTGTTTTTGTTTCTTTTCCTCCAAAAGCTAGGGTTTTTAATGCCTCTAGCATTTTTTTATTTTCTTCTTCTGTCATAGCCATTAAATGAAATAGTCCTCACTTTCTTCGCTTTCTAAGAACCACCACATCAAGTTAATTAAAGCGTCTGCCAAATCGATCTTGTCTGTATAGCCCTTTTTGATAATACGCATTAGCCCAAAATCGTTTATTTTTGTTTCTGCGTTCATTAAATGCACCGCTAGTAGTTTACTATCAAAATGTATTTTACCTTCCTCCATGAGCTTCTGTGTGGCTTCTAGGGTATTAGATAGCTTAAAGCTGTTCTGCATTACTTTGTTATAAAATTCAATATCATAGGCTTGTTCAAATTTATCAATGAAATTTTTGGCATAGTTAGGGTCATAATTCAGCGCAATAGGAGCACAGCCATTCATTGCACTTGTAAAAGCGTCCCATGCATCTTCAGACATGTTATTTATACCCTCGTGTGTTATTGTTTCCCCTAAGTGTTTAAATTTATCGTCTGCACCCTCTGGCATGATAGGGATAGCTTTAAAATAATAGTGTCCGTTTTCTCTGTAACCTATCACAGTACCCCAAACATCGCCACGAACTGAAAAGTCTGAACCAATAGCAACTAAACGACCCTCAAAGTCTAATGGCGGTACTAGACATTTATCAACTAATTGTTTGCTAAAAATAGTAGTGCTGTCAGTCATTGACAAATTGAATCGTTTAGTGATAATTTTAGCCATTTTAACAGGGTTACCGATTGCTCCTATGAAGTCCTTTTGAATGTCCTCGAGTGTTAGGGTGTATCCTAAAGCCGGGTTTGCCTTGATGTACTTTGAACTGTCTTTTACTTCGTTATAATCGTCTAAGGCATAATAAAATACCCAATGACTGAAATCATCATCTTTTACCCATTCTTTCCAACTTTCGAGCTCGTCATCATAAGCACCGCCACGAATGACGTTGTTTGTGGTAGATATAAAAAGCGTCCCCTTGTTTTTTCTTAACCCCTGTCTAATAGTAATAAGAGGGTTCTTTTTAAAAGCACCAAACTCATCTATTATCACAAGCTGTTCACGTCCACCGTCTAGCGTATCCTCGTTACTAGCATAGATAGAAATCTCTGTACCTTTGCTTTTTAGAATTGAGTTATCTTTTACGATGATTTGCTCTTTATTCAGCTTGAACTGGTTTTTAAATTTATTAATGATAGTACCTTGACAGTTTCCCATAGCTCTAAAATGCTTCATCAAGATTTTTTCTGCTTGGTCTTTTTTGGTAGCCATTAAAGCAATAACACTATTAGGATTAGGAAACAAAAAGAGTTCAATTAAAGCTATCATGACATCAAGAATAGATTTCGCGTTTGAACGTCCTACAATTACGACAAACTCGTCAATCTGATAAGGCGTGCAATACATCAAAGTAAGTACAGCCTTGTGGTATGGTATGATTTTAAAGCGTTCGTTATTAGGCAAAGTCATAAACTCTTCAATGAAGTTAAAAATTCTCTCCGCCTTTTTGTAGTCTATTTCATGTTCGATTTTAACCACTTTTTTCTTTAGCAGCTTAATCATTTCGCCATTATCTTTCTCTTGTCCTATCCACTCTTGAATTAAACTCATTTTTTATATCTCCTTATATCAAGCCCTCCGCTATAATTCTAGCATAGTCTATCAAATCTCCGCTTCGTTCCATTCCTTGATGGCATTTATGGCAAAGAACTTCGGTAGATACATTTATTACCTCTTTGTCAAAGTCGTTGACCTCTAACATGTCGTTTTGCCATTGTAGTGGTATAACGTGATGACAAATTAAGTGTTCTGTACTCCAACACTTCTCGCAATGTCCTACCCTGTTCTTTTCTTCACGTGCCTTTTTTATCCACTTAGGGTTATTGTATAGCTTACTTTTAGTATAAATCAACGCTTATTTAGTTTTACCCCATTTCTTTCTAGTTTGTTATAAATTTCGTTCGCAATTCTACGACCGTCTGCACTAGATTGTACGTAAATTTTGATGTCTTGTTGTGAGTTGTCTTGTGTTCCAATGCTTGGGGACGCGGTTGTTCCTTTTGTTGCTCGTGCATAAGGTTGGACCGCGTTGACAGCTCTGCTGATTGCTTCCCTACCACCTGCAAAGAATTGTAAGTCCAATGGTAGTTGTCCATTTCTTGAACCTAGAATTTTTTTACCTAGTGAAGTAGGGTCTTTAATTTCTAGAGGGTCAATATTACTTCTTAACCAACCCCAATGAAAGTCACTAAAAGCGTCGCCCCATGTACTGTCCTTTCTGAAACCTAATGCTTTACCAATTAAACCTGTGTTACCTCCAATATTACTTGAAGCCCTCAACAATTTTTGAACAGCACTATAAGCGTCGTTAGCCCAATTATAAACATCTCTGATTTGACTAACAATTGAACCAACTTTATCTAAGAAACTACCAATAGAGGTAAAATTTATTTTATTGAAAAATTTTTCTACTGCTCGTTTCGCGTCATTTACTGCGCCTTTCATCTCATCATTTGACACTTTACCGTCATGGTTCTTGTCAATGATTTGTGATAATGCACCAACGGCTTTACCTGCCATTTGTCCTAACTGACTTCCGATAGTGCTTGCCATTGTTGTGGCGTTGTTTCCTAGGTTAGCCATGTCAATACCTGTATCTCCTAGACCTTTACGGAAACCGTCCAAAGCGCTTGTGTTGAAACCATTAGAAATCATTTCTCTGATTTGTCCCCAAGTGCTAGGACCGCTTGACGCTAATTGCTCCCCTTTTTGTTGGAACAATTCAATGGCTCGATTCATTACTTCGGTACTGAAAACTCCGTCTTCCATTTTATCTTTGAAGTTTTCCATAGTAACAGCGCCGTCACTTGTCGCGTTCATGGCGTTAAGTAACGTACTTGTGAAGCCTTCGCCGAAAACGTTGGTAAAATCTTGCACACTCAATTGACCGTCTTTAAGCATACGTTTTACGCCACCAGTAGAAACTTCAATGCCTTTTAACGATGTTTGAGCTTTTGCCATTTTACTAGCCCAATTATCGCCAAAGGTATTTGCCAACAAGTTAGCCTCTACTTTACCTTTTTTTAAAGCGTCTGGCAACTGTTCGGCTGTCGTTCCTACGTTTTGCATTTCGTTTGCTGCCTGAATAAGCATATCGCGAAACTGAGCACCAAGTGCTGATTGCATCATTTGGTTGAAATCTTGAGCATGTAACGCCCCTGAACCTAGCGCTTGAGCTAAACCATAAGTAAATTGCTTTTGTGTGTCCATTCCTAGACCTAAGCTGTCCCCCACGGCATTAATTGCATTAACAGTCTTATAGGCTTCATCCCCGCTTACTTTCATGTAACTAGAAATAGTCGCCCCTAGTTCATTCAAATCGTTCTTTTGTGACTTTAAGAGTGAGTTACCTTTGTCAATATGGCCATTAAATTGTTCGTATCCTTTAGCTCCGTCTGAAAGAGTTGTACTAAGTGTTTTCTGTGCCTGAATTTGACGGTCGTATGTATTCATTAAGGTGTTTGCGAAACCACTAGTCAAGTCAACAGCCTTTGAAATTCCACCACTTACAAGCCCAATGGCTGATGAAATACCACTTATAACATTACCAACTTTTGAGAACGTTCCAAGTAGCGAACCACCTGCTGCCTTCATCTTGTCAACTGCACTAGATAGACCGTTACTCTGAACGCTTTGCGAACCAATTTTTGAAAGCTCTGTGCTTAATCTTGTCGCTTGAGTTTGTGCTTTAACTAGTTGACTTTCTAATGCCTGTACTTGTTTTTGTGTAGCACCTGACATCTTTGCATTTGCAAGTGCCTTTGTTAAATTGTCAGCGTTCTGTTTAGCAAGGTTTAAAGCTCTTTGAGTTTCTTTAATGCCTTTGTCTTTCATAGTCACAGAGCCTGTTATTTGAGCGTTTCTGTTCGTTTCTTTAGCAAGCCGACCGATATTGTTAATTTCTCTTTGAGCTTCCCTAGCACTACTTAAAACGCCTTTAGTGTCTAACTCTGCCTGAATGACATATTTTTCTTTAGCCATTGTTTGTTATACTCCTTAATTTACGATTAATCGTTTTTGTTTTGTCGTCCATTTCGTGAGTGGCTTTAACTAGCGTTTGTCCATAACGTTGGTGCAAGTTACGGTCATGAAGCAAAACATTGAGCATCCTCCAACTTTCTTCTTTGTCTTTAAAACCGTTAATAATACCAATGTTACCACTTTTAAGCGAACCGTATGAACGTGTTACCTGCTTATTAATTTTCTTGGTATCAAATTTAGCACGATATCCCGAAAAGTCGCCACCTAATGAACTTTTATAACTTCGTTTGACTGTGTTCTGATTAGAATTAAAGATATCAACCATTTCTAACCAAACTTTCTTAAGTTGTTTCTCTGTGAACTTTTCTAGTCCTTTGATTTGCTTGGTGGTTGCCATAATTTTACCTCTACATGTTCCGATTTGTTTAGCTCTTCTGCTGTTGTTTTCTTCTTCTCTTTAGGTGTCAACGCTGAAATTAGTTTTAATGTCCAGCCTAAAGGTCTATGGCTATATACTTCATAGGGAATCCTGAAAGCCGTCATAGCACTAACAATTGCAAGTGTAGTAATTCTTGCGGTTTCCCTTATTTCTTCTTTGCTAGTGCTATTGCTTTTTTTGTTTCGTCTACCAATTGTTCCATAAGTTCGGCAACTGTAACAGGTAAAAGCCCGCCAATTAAAGCCCCTAAAATTTCGTCAAGTGTGTACTGTGGCGAACAAGCCCAAAAGAACAATGCCAAACTGTGATAATCTCGTTCGTTTAAATCTCCGAAATAAATTCCGTTATCTTCCATACGTTCTAATGCTTTAAAATCAAATTTAAAATCTTCTTTCTTCATCTGTGTATCCCCTTATAAATTAAAATAAAAGAGTGGGAACTATCATTTCCAAGCCCTCCACTCTTAAAATTACGCTTTGATGTCAGTACTTTTAAGCGGTTTAAGGTCTGTAAACAACTTTTTGAAAGCAAGTGCTGGTCCGCTTGTTCCAGTTGCTAGGTCTTTGTCAGACACTTTGAACTTAACAAACAAGCGTTTTTGACCATTAAGTGTAAAATCTCCAGTCGTCACGGTTGCTGTGTGTTCGTACTCTTTACCAGTTGGACTTTCTTCGTCCGCTTCGGCCGTGTCACTAGGTGTTGTAGCCTGAACACTTGGATAGAATGTCGCTTTGTAACCCGTTCCTTCATCGTCACGGTAACGTTCAGCATAAGCAAAACCATAAGGTTTGTAATTTGCTACGTCGTCAGTTAAGAACCCTTGAACATCTCCAAACCCTAAAGCGTGTGTCGCAAATTCATCAGGTAGATCATAAGACTTAACTGTAATTTGTGTAGTTTTAGCCCCTGCGATTGTACGATAAGGAGCGTTAAACCCTGCATAGAAATTTGTGTTTTCTTGGTTGTTCTCTGTTTCAATACCGCGCAAACCTGCGATAGGGATGCCTGGTTTTAACCCTGTTAGGTCTGTGAAAACTACTCCATACCCTAGACCGTGTGTCAATTCGTTTTTTGATGTATATGCCATTTATTTTTATCCTCCTACTACTTCCAAACTTTAACAGCACCGTCTTTGAGGAAACCACCGCAAACGGTAATAGTACCATATACCTGTACTTTATTATGACGAACATCTTTAGTCACATTAAACTCTGGTAATAAGTCCCCTGCTAAAATGCCTTTGTAAGGGTTAATGAGCACCTTGTTAAAAGTGTTATCCCTTCCGTCATTATAGTGCTTAAAGCTCAAAGTTTCAATTTTAGTCACTCCATTAACAACTGGTGTGAAATCATTTTCTTTTACAAAAAGAACATCGTCGCCTGATTGTGAAAACTTATCTGAACTTGCTTTCTGTTTAACAGCACCAACAATTGAACTCGAAGCGATTGAGCTATGAACTCCACCCCAAATTAAATGGCTTTCGATTGTTTGATACAAAGTATATAGAACTGTATTCAATGCACTTTGTACACCGTCAGCAGTTAAATTACCTGAATCAGAAAGATTAATACCAAAACCAAAACCACGAGGGGGAAGAATTTTATAAGTTTCTTCATTTACGCTTAATACGCTATCAGTTTGTCCTTGCTCTTTAGCTTCAGGAAACCCTGTTAGATTGACCGACTGCAATAAATCTGCCCCGACTTTGGGGATACGTGACAAGAGAGGGAACTCATCGCTAACGTCCCCCCATTTATCACATTCTCGATTTGTTGAACATAACGGTCTGTAATATTAAATTCAGCCATTATTTATTACCTTTCTTATTTTTGTACTCGTGATACTTCCTTATTTACTACCCTCTTTTTTTAGGTATGCTGAACGGTTTTTGCCACGGATAGAACCACCCACAAGAGTTTCAGAAAGCCATTGCTCCACGTTATAACGTAGGTCAAAGTCGTTGTAGTTTTCCATATTCAAATCCCCGATAAGAACGTACTCATTATGATTGTAAACAGCAACTTCGTCCTTAGGCATCCAAACACGTGTTTCAAGATTAACCACCCCAAACGATTGAGCGATTTGTTCTTTTGTTGCCAACTCATTGAAACGTGCATGACCGTCTGACCCTTTGAGCTTACGCAAATCTGCAAAAGTTTGTGGACTCATAACAATTGTGATTGCGTCAGAAATTGAGGCTTCAGCAACTGCATCAGTAATACCATCAAACAAATCTGTGTACTCAATTTGTTTTGTCCAACCGTCTTTGGCATTTTTCAAACCATAGAAACCGTTAGAACCGTCAGCAGAACCAAGAATCATGTTGTATTCCACTTTTTGAATAACACGGTTTACCATTTCAGACATTACATATTCAGATAACGCGCCTGAATCGTTTACACCTCGAACAGTTGCTTTGTCCATTTGCAAGTATGCTTCTGCCATTTGTGGGCGTAGTGATCGTTTAGTAGCAGTTTGAGCTTTGTTCTTATCTGTACCTGCTTTGAAAGTACCTTGTAAGAAAGTATCATCTACACCGTCCTCTGCAAGTGTCAAACCTTGGAAACGTGCTTTCATAGCACCGTCATAAATACCTGACTTACGAGCATATTTAGATGTGATAGACCCCAGAGAGTTGACAACGTTCAAATCTGAAGCATTAGCAAATTCCCGCAAGAAACCTTGTTCAGGCATTTCAGTCATTTTGTCCCCAAGTTCGCGCATAAATTTACGTTCAGCGTCTTGAGGTTTTTCGCTAGGGATAGATGCTTCACGTTCCTTTTTAAGTTCTTCACGTTCTTTATTAAGCTCTTCTACTTTAGCTTCAAGTTCTCGAACTTTTACACCTGCTTCAATTGCTTGCTTCATGATTTCTTGTGTTTCGTTTGCACCCATTTGTTTTTGTTCTCCTTTTTCTTCTTCTCTTACTTTTGTCACTTTAGCACCTTTGTTACTAGGTAACGGAGTAAGTGACACTTCCGTAATTGTAACATCTTTATAATAGCCTACTCCGTCAATTTCACGAGCTTTTACACCGTTAGCATTAAAACCAACTGACAAGCCTGTTTCTTCGATTTTTTCGGCTGTGTACTGTTCTTCGTCAACGTAACCTGTCAAGATTACATTGTCCCCCTCAAGATGTACGAACCCTGAGCCTATTTTTTCTCTATGACGGTTTAAGATATCTACTCCGTCGCCAGCGTTGGCAATGGACTCAATAACAGTACCGTGTGAATCAATCGTTCCCAAGGGGTTCGCTATCCCTCTTACTGCTTTTACTTTCAATATTTCCCCTTTTGGTGTTGTTGATATATAAGCCACAAAATTTTCTTGATTGAAAACGATGTTCTTATCGTGTTGTTTTAATAGCGGTAATACTTTTTGAATTGCGAAAGCGATAATAGTAACCTCATTACTTTGTCCATAAAGCAATTCTCTAGGAATCCCGTACTCACTCAAAGCAATTTCTATTGCAAGGTTTGCATCATTTTGAAGCGAACCACTATAATCTGGCTGGATCTGTTTGATATCATCATCTGAACCGATAACCGATAAACCGTTAAATTCTCTTGCAAGTTGTTGCTGCTGTGTTAGACGATCTCTAATTCTGTCCCAAACTTCTTTCAAACCACTAGACACCTTAGTCTTCCAATAGATTTTAATTTGAGCCTGTGAATCAAGACGTCTACCAATTCCATTACTAGCCATTCCAAACATTACGCCAAACCGTTGAGGGTTAGCACCGTAGAAAGAGTTTAATAACATTTCATAGTCGTTTGTTCTAATAGTTACTAATCTTCTGTTAGGTTCTCTGACTATAATGTTAAACTGGTCTGCATTTACTCTTTGAGCATAATACTTGAAACCACCATACCAAACACGATATACTTCTTGACCTTGTAAAGCCCAAAAGAATAAGTCCTCAAGTTTGGACGCTTCAGAATAATCAACATTATCAAAATAGGAAACTAAGCCTAATAACTTACCTAGTAACAAATCTGTTGTAGGGTCTTGGACTGTGAAAGTTGAAAAGCTCACATCTTCAGCCCGGCGTGAAAGATTAAATAAGCTCATTCACTCCCCCTATTTTACTTCTCCTGAAACCATGTCAATCTTGCGACCGAACTCTTTTTCAATTTCTGTAATAAACATTGTATCAACTGGCAAATTAAGTTTAGCCCATTTGTTTTGATAGTTTTCCAACATACGAATTGTACGAACATGGCGAATACTTACACCGTCCGAAACATACCAATGTTTTGCTTTGCCTGAATTGTCTAGTCCTATAATAAGGTACATTTTAATCATTCCTCCTGTTTGATTATTTTGGTTTGAAATTCTAGTAACTGGTTTATTAAATAAGTCAAGTTCTGCCTGTCTCCGTCGTACTAAACCTTGTAAGACTTGACCGCCTGCATTACGATACTTCGGTATCATTGAAGCACAATAAGCATGACTGAACTCTGACCAACCGTCAGAAACGAAAACATTACCACAGTTATAAGCCAAGGACACTAAGGCGTCAAACTCGTTTTGGTTTGCTTTAACTTTTACGTAAGCGTCAACCATAGGTGCATACTTATTATTGATATCAATCTCTAGCTGAGCATCTGCTTGAGCTTGTGTCCAAATTGTACCTGCTACGACACCATAATGTCCCCAACCGATTGTATACATTTGTTCCCACGGTACTGGCTTGTAAGCAGTCAATCGACAACCCTCGAACTCTTTAATCAAGTTCAAACCGTTTTGAGATATTTTTATGTTACCACCTCCAATTATTATTGTTTTTTATAAGGGAACAATTAACCCAAGTGTTCGCAATATGTCAAGATGTTATAAGCGTCTGCCATGTTGTCATCTTTGCAATCAACCGGAACAAGTCCAGTCTGTTTTAAAAGTTCCAAACTTTCTTCTTTTCGTTGTTCTCGTTTGCCTGAAATTAAATGATAAGCGCACCACTTAGAGTTATCAACGAAAGTATAACCATTTACTAGACCGTCAGTAGCACCGATAAAATAACCGTTACAATTTGCAAGCGTGATACTGTGCTTTCTGTTTCTACCCATGATAGGTGTTTCGATAGCCATGTGATAACCTTTTAAATCAAACTCATCTATAATATCTTTAATTGCATTTACAATGTCAAAGGTACGTTCCCAAGCGTTCTTTTTGGCGTTGTATGCTTTAATAGAACCAACAAACAACTGACCGTCTTTTCTAAAAGCGTACCCTGTTCCTTCGTCTTTCTTACTAGCTGTGCTAAAGTCAATAGCTAAAATTTTTTTCATTTCTACCCTCTTAAATAGGGAGGCTATAAGAGGTCACGACCGCGTAAACATCTTCGCGTGTTTTGTCAACGTTAATACCGTAGTCAGTTTTGCCAATAAATTCTAACACTTGTTTTAGTTCTACTTCATCATTAACAAAATAGATGTTTTTTTCTGCCATGCTTTTACCTCCCTCATCGATTATGGTATTATTATAGCATACTGTTTTTTAGTTTTACTTTTATCATACCAGCAAAAGATTTAGATAGTTTACAATTATATTAAATAATTTGTAATAAAAAAATAATATATTGTTCACTATTCCCACGGTTAAGCCAATCTTCTATTTCTGACCCTGTTTTTTTACT